AACAGCAGCGATCTTCGCCAAACCGTTAGGCGACATTCTGCTGAAAGCGATCAAACCTATCGTTAAAAAGACAATCAAGAAAATTAAGGAGAAGCTTGGAAAGAAGGTTGTTGTTGAGTCCGCTTGGCAGCGTCGGAAGTTTCAGCGGTCTTTGAAGAAATAGGAATTGAATGGATGTGGGGCGGCAAGACGCCAGGCGGATTAACTAAGACGACATCGGCACAAATTGACGCATAGGGACTCTTGGGGTGAAAAATTACGCCTTCTTTCATCAGGTCAGCGCAGTTACGCAACCTAGCTATTTCGTAATTAAGGCGTTTATCGGCAAGGCTGGCTTCCATTAGTTCGACTTGCTTTTCTGCTGCCTTGCGACAAGTGCGAATATGACTGCGGTCTAGCGGGATTGAGATCTGTGCAGTGATGCCGCCATTAATGGAGAAGTTAGTTTTCTGTCCTGTCCTGACTGGTTTGTAGAACAGCACGTTGCCTGGATTGTCTGGCCTGCCATCTGGAACGGGATTGCCTTCTGGGTCAGTCGCACCAACTAAATCAAGCGTGTCGTAGACCGGCTCGTTGTAATAACGCTCATACGGATCAGACCAGCCAGTGGTTGAACTGAGAAAAGGGTTGATCGTCAGGCTTGCACCTTGGCAGCTGACGCCATTAATCACAGAGCTGAACGTTTTGCTTGGAACGACCTGGACAGCCTGATTCGTAACCGAGCCACTGCTATTTGCGACTGGAGCGGCAGTGCTTGAGACCTGAGCATTTACCGGCCCAGCAAATAACAACAGAGCTGCTAAGACACGCTTCATTGTGTAAAGGTGCTGGTGGTCTCCGTAAGTGATTCGATGTCAGTTTCTCTATTTATAATCGTGTGATTTGTAAGCCCTGGCCCTTGGAGCGTTTCTACAAAGGAAAAAGCAGCGCCTGGCTTAACGATGCTCCATGTTGGCCTAGATGCAGGATCAAGTCCAGTCCATTTGCTTGAGACACCGTTCAATGTATTAGTGGTCGTGGTCAAGCTTTGTGGGGCAAGTCCGCTAGAAGACTGAATATTTGTACCGCTAGCTGTGTATTCATACCCCGTGCGATATTCGTAGGAGTTAATGACTTCAATAACCTTAGACGTTGTCTTTGTCGTGCTAGAAAGTGTACCTTGCTGAAAATTAGGAACGATTGGTACGGCTGCCGCTGGAGCAGCTAAAAGCAACAACAGCAGGATTCTCACTTGATAGTCAGCTCCTGAATAACTTGTCCAATTGCAGTAGTACCAGCCGACCCTGCTGTAATCGCTATTGCACCATCGGTTGCCAGGGTGCCAGCCAAGGTGCCAGCTACACCGCCTGAAGTTGTTGTTGTATTGCCAAAAATTGGCAACGCAGGAACTACACCAGCAGTAACAGTTGTTGAAAGTACGGCTGGAACGTTATCACCTTCTATGTATGACTCTGTATACGAAAAGCTGTCGCCAGCAGTAGTAATACTGTAAGCGCCAGGAGTGTACCCAAGAGCAGTGCCGGAAGAAAGTGTCCCCAGCACAGGAGTAGTGTCCAGAGTGACGTTAGAGCCAGATACTGCCATTGTGCTTGGCAAGCGCGTTGAGATTGATCCTGCTCCATCAACAGTCAATGAGATTGAGGATTTAATAGCGTGCGTAATGTCTGCCGAAGCAGGACTTATCGCAAAGAATGTTAGGCACGATACAAAGAGAAAACGTCTCATTTTGGTTTGGACGTAGAGGACTGTTCCTTAATTGTAGGCTCTTCTTTTTTGGACTTTTTATTGCCCCCAACGGCTAAGCCAAACGAAGCTGCCGTTCCACTCAAAATGGAAGCTGGGTAGGTGGGGTCTAGTGACTGCTTGAACACGCCCAGATAATTAGCGGTCAGGATCGCCATGGCCCAGCCAAGCAAGACGACCTTGATGACATCACCTAAACGCGAGTTGTCATGCTCTTGTTCTTGTTTAGCCTGTTCTTCTGCCATGATGAGTTCACGCTAGAGGTCGAATGGTGGTTGAAATCTGGGCTGCTGTTGCTGGTGCGTCAATAGGCGTGGCCGCTTCTGGCATCAAAGGTGCCAACCGTGATAGCCAGCATGGAAGGGATTCGTTGGTGCGTCTAACCTCGGCTGTCGACAATTTAGCGTCACGAATGGATGTGCTCCACGCTGATCTGCGCGTAAGGGATCAGGAGCTATTCGCTCGAATCTCAGACCTAGAGCAGAATGTTGCAAGGCTTGAGGGTCATCAAAACCGCGTTTAGACTTTCAGCACACACAGTGCTCCCATGGTTTTACTTCTAAAGCCAATTCTGTTCAGCTTCATCAAATCAAAGGCCGTAAAACAGCTACTGATGGATTGTCTGGTCAAGATCAGCGAGCAGACAGATAATGAATTAGACGATGTCGCGTGCACCTATTTGAAGAATTTGCTATTTCCTGCGGAGCGCATTGAAAAATAAATGTGGGTTTGGGTCGTAGTTGTGGCTTTATCGTTGCTCCCCTTCTTTCAGTTTTTTAAAAAAGGCGATCCCCATCAATTGGCTGCGATTGCAGAGCTGGAAAAGTCCATTGACCAAGACCTACTTAACGACGAGGCCGAATGGTTTGAGATGTGGAAGACCAGTGGCATTCACCAAGAGGTTTACGGCGTTCCGTATTACAACCAGCTAGATAGCCTTACTGGCTATGGCTACCGGGAATGCTTTGATGCGTCGGCGGCAATGATCAGTGCGTTTCACAAAGTCGTTCAAAGCCAAGACGCTTACAGGAAAGTGCGTCGAAAGCACGGTGACACTACAGAGGTTCATGCTCAAGTGTCTGCGTTGAGATCGCTTGGATTAGATGCCGAGTTCCGTCAAAACGTAAGAGTGGAAGACATCGAGATTGAGATTGATGCTGGCAGGCCGATTATGGTTGGCTGGCTTCACAGAGGTGATTTCACCAAAGGCAATCCAGCAGTCTGCAACAGCGAAGGCTGCGGGCATTGGAGCGTAATCATTGGCTATGACAAGGATGATTTCATTGCCATGGATCCGATGGGCAAGCCAGACATGGAGCATGGCGGCCATGACACTACAAAGTCAGGGGAGTTAATCAGAATGTCGCGTCCTGCTTTCTACCAACGATTTTTGATCGAGGGTGAAGCAAGCGGCTGGGCCATATTTGTGGATCGATGAACTGGGGTTATATCAGTGCGTTTTGGACGACAGTCGTGATGAATTGCGTTCAACCTGTGAATTGGGAAGCTTGCTTACCAGTGCAGGACTGGTTATTTCCCGCTATAGGTGATTACATACGGTTTAAGACGGAGGAACCCTATGCTTCCGAAAAGCGAGCCTTACGATCAATTCAGTTGGATGATCGTCGAACAAAGCCTTGAAGAGGAGTTGACGCTCGAACGGAGCATTAGGGAGATTGAGGACTGCGAGAACATAGATGTGCTGTCACAGCTTTGTGTTGCTATGGCTCGCCAGCATTGGCATCAAAGCAAACTGCTCAAACAGGCGGTTGGTCACATTGCTTTGCTAGATACTGTCTTTTCTGGCGCAGAGCAGATTCTCTAAAAGCTTTTTCAAGTGCAGTTAATTTTGGATTGGATTGGTGGAGGGTGTCCCTAACCCGTGCTTTGGCTGCGTCAATCTGATCTTGAGGACGTGTCGTCCAATTCATGTTGACTGGGGCCATGACTCAATTGCTGAGGATTGGTCTCATCGCAGTTATAGAGGCGTGTCAAATAGGTGTAAAGCCATTGCGCTTGCCAGTCTTGCTCGTGATAGCGAACAATGCCAGCAGCCTCTACTTTCCAGATCAGCTTTCCATCTTTTTCGACTTGCTGGATGGTTGGCTTCATATCAAAAGAATAGGCACGGTGGTAAGCCGTGCCTTTGAGTTAATCAAAAATCAACTGTGGTCTTGCTTTGGATCTGTTGCAGGTTGATCGAGCCAAAGTCACCGTATTGACCAGTCTGGCCTTTGCCGTTGAGATAAAAGCCTTCGACTTCAATTTCTTCCTTTTTGGCAAAGTCCCAGACCTTGCCAGGCTTGACGCGATCGGATTCGCCAGCCAGTTTTTGCAGGTAAGACGCAAGCTCAAGAATGGATTGCTTGGTCACGAACAAAGACAACTGCTTGGGTTGCTTGCCTTCTGTGTCAAAGCGATTTTCACCAACGGACCATTTGATTTGGTGAGTGAGAGCGGGGACGAAATCAGCCATTGTGATCGATACCTTTGAAGAATTGAGAAAGGATGGTTTTGATTGCTGCATTAGTTACGCCGTTGTGATTGGCATCGGCGTAATGCTGCAGATTGGCGGCTGACAGAGGGTCAAGCCGCAC